AGAATAAGATGGTTTATCATTACTGATAAAAGATGAATTAATCTTGATATGCTCTGAATTTCTAATCCACATTGAAACTGGAAAATAAAGTCGCATATATTTCTTAATACCAAAACTTCTAATTGCGACTCTATCTACAGGCTCAAAAGTTATCTCAGGGACAACTAAACCCGTAATTAAATATTCCAGTCCACACAGTCGTAAAAATTTATTAATCTCACCCAGATAAGCCTCATAAATTTTGCGGTCATTTTGAGGTAGGGAAGATAAATCTAATTCTAAATCTGTTATTCCAATTTCAACCAATTTATTAATAACTGTGCTGGCAATAGGGTCGCTGCGATAGAAAAAGCGACATTCCTGCACAACCTTTTGATAATCTTCTAATCTAGATGACTCCAGCCTATCGACATCTAAATTTCTCCACACAACTGGCGCTTCTAAAATTGCAGAAGTAGCTTTTTTAGTTATTGTTGACATAATTTATACTCCAAACATTTAATCTTGGCTGCCCTAATTTAATAGCTTTACCCCTTCGAAAGCTTTTAAATTCATTTTTCACATAATAAGCAAGACAAAAACAAAGGAGAGCTGATGTAAAATGGTCATCTCCTCGTTTACCACCCCGTTCTGTTAAAGTTCTAAAAACCACCTCTCCTGCAGGAGTTTTTGTATAAGTCATTCTTTCAAGCTCAGCAACTGTTTCTAAATCTGTAGATGAATAAATTATTTTATGCTGATTAGAATAATCCTGTAAGATATTCACAGCTAGGGGTTTAGTTCGCATACTAATTGGCGAACCGTCTGCATTTATCCCCAAATCTGTATTACCTGAAAAATTAACTGGATAAAGAATGTTATCATACTTTTTATGAGAATACTCTGAACTATTAATTAAATTAGGAATTACCGCCCTACCTGCATTTCCCTCATCTATCGCTACTAGAATGGGACTAAACTTTTCAAATAAGAAGTCCAAAATACGCTCTTGTAAATAATAATTGACCCTAGTCAATTGAATTTTAGCGTGGAATCTTATCCTACCATAATTATCAGCATACAAAATAAAAATCGCAGTAGGTTCAGTAACTCCTAAATCAACCCCCATAAAAACTGGATATTTTCTGTCTGGTATGGAGGGGAGGATAGATAACTTGTTAATATACTCTACAATATTATCAGAAATAGCCGACCCATCAAACGCTAACTTATATACTGGATATTCCTCAATAGCCATCAACTCACGGTCAAACAGAGCAAAAATAGGTCTCCCAGGTAGACCTAAGACGTTATGAATATAATCATCAGAGTCCTCCCCACCATAAGTTTCGATTGCTTTTTGCTTATCTATCTCAGTAAACCTGGGATTGTCAAAAGCTGATACATGATGTTTTGAATAATCTTTGTTTTCATTTTGACAATGCCAGTTTACATTCTTCTCGCGAATACCATTAGGTACGCCTGAAACAATCAGTCGATTTCCTTTTGTAAATGTTTTAATTACTGGCTGTAATTCAAGAAATGTTTTATAAGGATAAAAAGCCGATTCATCTAAAATAACAAATGGTGTGTGCAACCCCACAACATTAGCACCTGTCCCCGATGTGCCTGCAATGCGGCAAATAAGAGATGACCCTAATTTAGTCGTAATTGTAAATGTCGAACCATTCACCCCCTTATTAGGGTCGAGAAAATGCTGTAAAAATGAATTACCTCGCAAAAGTTTAACCAAATAATTTACCCAAACAGGTTCTAGATGAACCCTATTAGGTACGGTATAGACAATATAATCATCTGGGAATACATTAAAGATTAAACACCACAAAATTAAACCAGAAAGAGCTGCCGTTTTTCCTACAGAGCGTGCGCAGGAAATACTAACATTATAGTTGAAATCCAGCATGAACTCTTTTTGATATACTGTTAATTCAAATTCTTCATCCCCCTCTAACTTATCATAGTTCATTATAAACTCGAAGAAAAGAACTGGATTTCTCAAAATCTCATATAAAACTAGGTCTTCTTGAGTTACTCTTTCAACAACTGCCAAAGCTCGTTGTAAAACCTCCGCATAATATTAGCCCATGAAAATTGAGCTAATTTTTCTTTATTTACAGCTATTTTTTCCTTATTCTTTAGAATATTATAAATATTTTCCTCTAAATTGGGTGATTCTATGTCGATTCTAATAGCTAATTCATCATACCAATTATAAGAGGGAAGTGTGGGTACGACTCCTGTAGCACCGCAAGCAACACCTTCAAGAACAGCCACCTCAAACCCCTCAATCGCTCTTAAACCAAATACATAGCTAACCTGATTAAGGAGGTTTCGAAAATCAACTTCTGACATATATTCCAGATGTAAATACGATTCACCAAACTTAAAATCCTCCCCAGTGTGAATAAACAAATATTCAGCCTTTTTGCAGGCTCGATAAATTTTATCCAAATGCTCAGTCTCTGCTACATGACCAGTAGCAAAGACTAGATTAGCTCTACTATAGTTGTTGAAATTATAGTAGATATTGGAGTCATAACCAAAAGGTAAGTATAAAAAGTTAAATTTTTTATCAGTCTCTTTGGGTAAATCGTAAAAAGAAACGGTCAACAAAGACTTTTCCCATAAAGTATCCCAGGCATAATTACCCCCTGTTTTGTAGCATTCCTGAAATAAAACAAGATTTTTAGCCTTCAAAGCGACCTCAACTTCACCCAAACCAACGATGTGAACAATTTGAATATCGGAATCTTCCATTCTATCTACCCATTCAACCCAAATTGGCGAGTAGTCTCTAAATGCTTTTCTAATCTTTTTAAAAACAATTCCCCAACCAGGATGTTGATATTCGTAAATCCTTACCATACTTCCTCCTTAAAACTAACATTGGAAAATCCCCAGGTTTCGTTATTCATAGTTGGTTGATTAAAGTTCAAAACAAATCTACCGGCGTCATTTGCTATTCCAGAACCACCAAACCCTCCCTCGTGCCGAATATGAAACACGGGGCAATCAAAAATAGGCACTAATTTATATCCCAAATTAGCAGCTTTACGTTGAACATTTGAATCTGAAAACCCCCGATAAATCATCTGCTCCTCAAAACCTCGAATATCAAACCATATTTTTCTAGAGGCTAACTGAAAATCACCACAACAATCAATAATAGACCAGACATCTTGTTTATTAATCCCAGAATACCCATGACAAAAATATCCATCATAATTTGAAAATAGATACTCTTGAGGATTATTTATTTGGCGAAGTTCCTCCAAACTAATATCCCTTCTAGCTATAATATAAAAACAATTTTCATCTAGTTGAAAAGTCAATTTTAAAGGCGCAATAATATCAATATTAGACGAAATAATAAAATCCCCCTTAGCACGTCTAATTCCAATATTCCTAGCCAAAACCTCAACCACTGCCTGAGAACCTGAAGGTAGCCCTAAATTGAAAACAAATTCATTTGTTACTTGAATATGCCGAATACGCCCAGTTTTTTCAATATAATCTTTAATTTCAGTGAACAACGAAATGTTATTCGGAGAATTCCAATCAACATAGATTACTTCATCGCATAGTTTAATAAAACTGTTTAAACAATAAACAGCTCTTTCATTTAGATTTCCTCCGTAATTATCATTTCTGGCAATTAACACACTGCTTAACATAGTTGCTTTTCCAAATTTTTATTGAACTAATAAACTCCTTATAACTTAAAATAAGCTCATCCAGTACTGGTATGCATTCCTCGCCCTATTAGGCATATAAGTAAATAAAGAATCTGCATCCTCTTCTTGACAAATTAATTTTATAACCTTTTTATTATACGCATAACCTAATAGTTCATTCTCAAAATTAGCCACAAGGCTCTGTGGATTTCTTTCTTGAAAAACTGTTGCCTCAGTCAATACTATTTGTGGCTTTGCTTTAGCAATTACGTAATAACTTGCCCAAATATCATCCATCCTTCCTACATGAGGGACTATAAAATAATACGGGACTATACTTCGATGAATAACAGTATTTTGAGAATTAAAAGGTGTTATATGATTTTTATCAAGTAATAAATAAGTATCGAATTTTGGTTCAAAAAGATACTGGCAATTTTGTGTACACGCCCTTAATACAGCATCAAAATCTGGTATTCCATTCCACAATCCTATAACAATATCGGGGCTAAAATCAACAAGTAAGTCATATTTAATATCAAATTCCTCTAGTAAACCATCAAAGTACAACTCAAAAGGAAATCCCCTAACCCACATTGAGTCGTGTACCATATCCGATAAAAGATAATTATACTTTTTTGTGTA